AAGTTCGGCGGCTGTCGAGGTCACGCCGTCGAGGATATTAAGTTCGGCGGCGGTTGATGTGACGGTTGTTCCGTTGATCGATAAAGCATCTGTTTCAAGGGTGCCGTCAATGTCGGCGTTTCCAGATACGTCTAAGCTGCCAGCGTCTAGTTCGCCCGACAGGGTTACATTCCGCAGGCCCGTGTAATCTTTGTTGGCATCTAGAACGACGGCTTTACTTGCAATCGCTGTGCCTACGGCAGTAGCACCCAAGTCAAGAGCGTTGATCTCGCCAACGACGACCGTAGCTCCATCTAGGATATTGAGTTCGGCGGCTGTGCTAGTGACTGCGGTCGATCCAAGGACGAGACCCGTCATGGTCACCGTAGAATTAAAAGCTGCTGCACCAGCAGCACTGCCATCGATAGTAAGGAAGGTGGTGTCAGCACCGCCGTCAGTACCTTTTAAAATTATATCACTGTCGCTGGCCGCAGCATCAATAGTTATATTACCCGACGAAGTTGTAAGCAAAACAGCAGCATCGCCCGCAGTAATGTTGTCTGCCGCAACGCTGGATGCTGCGCCAGCAGCGGCCCATGAAATGTCGGTTCCGTCCGACGTAAGCACAGTATTAGCACCGCCCGGAGCCAGCAACGCACTCGCCCCACTGGCATTGCCGTAAATGATCTTTCCCCGTGCCACAGCATCAAGCAAATTGATTTCGCTTGCGGTCGAAGTAACGCCGTCGAGTATATTGAGTTCTGCCGTGCTGGCAGTAACACCGTCCAAAATGTTTAGTTCTGCGGCGGTCGAAGTGACGGTTGTGCTGGCAATCGACAAGGCGTCCGTTTCTAAAGTTCCGTCAACGTCAACATTCCCGGAGATATCGAGACTTGCAAAAGTACCGACTCCGGTCGTAGTGATGTTGCTCGAACCGTTGTCGATGGCTCCGAAGCCGGATGTAATGCTTCCGCTATTAAGAGCTCCGGTTGTGACGATATTGCTACTACCCGCCGCTGGCGCTGCACCAAGACTTGTGAGTGCTGCCCCTGCACTGGTGGCGTTGGTACCGCCATTAGCAATGGGCAGCGTGCCGGATACGTCGGTCGTCAGAACAATCGCGCCGCGCGTAATCTCCTGCCCACTCAACGTTAAATAATCCAGAGATCCTGCGAGGGTGACGTTCGTAGAGTTGTCTGTACCAGCAGCATCTACTCCAATCGATGTGCGTAGTGTTGCGCCACTCTCAGCAACAGGATCACCAGAACCGTCCCCAACAATCATCTGACCATCAGTAAGGACGGCCATCGGAGTAATAGCACCAGTTCCTGATCCTAAAAGTACACCCCCGTCCGTTAATGACGAGGCTCCTGTACCGCCATCTGCTACAGCAAGATCAGTAGTTAGGGTAAGTGATGCAGCAGCAATAGCACCTGTATTTACTGTTCCAGCCGCATCTGCATACACAGATTTATCTGCCGGGTAGGTAACAAAAACATCCTTTGTCCCGGCTGAAAAGTTTACAGCCGAGTCAGAGTTTGACGATTCAAGGATAGTGTCGCGGGATAGTGTTGTCCCAGACGCTGTGTACGTCCCAATACCAACTTCCCATTCATTCGCAGACTGGCTAACAATAGCATAGTAAGTTGTGTTGCCGTTCCCGACAGACGCAAATGTATCGAAACCGCTGATGGCACCGCCAAGAGTAACAGTGCCTGTACCAGTAGTTGTGGTTTGTTCCTTAACCCTGTCTTTAAGAACCAGTGCCATGAATAAGACCTAACTAAGCGATACGAATAATTGCGTTACTCGCATCAGCGGTTGGAAACTGAATGGTAAAATCCCCCGCAGTAGAGGCCTTGTCACCGCCAAACGCCAAAATAACTACCGCAGGATCTCCCGAAGCGGAATCATTAAAGATCATTGCTCCGTTTGCCGTAATGGTGGCCGACGAAAAGGTTACGTCCGAAAAATCTGTCAGCGCCGTTGTGCCACTGCTGGTCGGAGTTACGTTAGTCAATGCCGCGCCCTTGGCAGTATACCCGGTGCCGCTTACTTCGTTTGAAGTTGTGTACGCGGTAGTAGAAGCGGCCAACGATGCCGAGCTTGTGTAAAGAGCTAATCGGAAAGTATTTCCGGAGGAATTTGTAAAATTGTGTGTTGCCGTCATTAACTCTTTCTTAAACGACGTACACATTGCCTGCGTAATTGCCATCAGAGCCTCCTTATAGCTTCTGCAAGTTCAGGGTGCCCCGCCTCACACAGAGCGCTGTAAGTTGTAGTTCTATCACTTTTTATGGCCTCTCTCATATAGAAAGCTACTACCGTTTCCATATGCCGTTTGAAAGCATGAGCTTGGTCGCGAAGAGCCGGATGAGCCGTATCTGAAACAGAAATTAACTTTTCAACGCATCTTTCGGCCACCTCTTCCGGAGAAAAACCTCGGTTTTCCGTGGTTTTTACCGTTACAATAGGTTCTTCCGAAATACTTACATCAAACTTAAACATCAGATTTTATCTCGTACAATTAGACCCGTGCGATACGCATCGGTATCTTCAATGGCTTCGCCGTAGTTTTTCAACTGCCCCAAGCTGTTAACAAACTGCTGGGCGTAGTTTTGTATTACGTCGGGCTCTCCCTTCATAAAAGTGTACGCCTCTACGAGACTGCCGTACAACAAGGTGACCGGCGCGTTTTGGCTTAACCACGTTGTGCCAGAGTCTCCCTGTGTGGTTAGGCTGTCGGGGCGATACAGATAATGAATTTCCGCCGTAAAGTTGGCGTTTGGGGTTGGGGCCAAGATGAAATTGCTAACGTCAAAATAACCGTAGTATTTTGGGGTTCCCGTAGTAGACGAGTTTGGGTTGACCGACTGCACAAAATTTACGTCTTTGTACAAAAGAAACTCTTTGTTGGATCCGTTAGTAATAGACAGCGAAAACGGGGCCAAAAAGTCCGTGGGGGCCGCAAGAAATTGATTTCCAGACGTTGTCGTTCCCGTGGCGTTTTTACGAAACACCGTAAGTTGAACACTTTTGAGGATTCTCTCTTCAGTGTTTTTGATGAAGTTATTCAGATTGTTGACAAAAGTCGTTTCGTCGTTTTCTGTGTAATCCTGAATAGCTTGTTTAAGCTCAGAGTAGGTATAGGTCATGTCGTCACCACAGTCACAAAGCCAACGCTAGAGACAAGGTGCGTGTCTACACCTCGGTCGGGAAATCCGCCTCCGCCGACCGGAACATCCATAGGTTCTACGCGATCCGGTCGAGCGTTCTTCAAAGCCTGCGGGTCCGTAACGGGTGGATATGGGTATAGTTGCGGATGCTTGGGCTCGTACTCATCCTTGCCCACCAATAGCCCATTCCACTCTTTTCGCATGTCCTGATAGCGATAACGCTGACCAGAGCGGTCTGAAATAGCGTAAGAGTTTTTTCCTGTGGCAAACTTAGGCATGACGGCTACCTAAGATACTGGTAAGCGGGTTCAATAGTAAACGAGGCCCTGTCTCTGTCTTCCTGAATGGCCCGCTCCATTTCCTCCTCGTACACGGCCTTCAAAAGCTGCACACGTTGTGGAGAACGCTTAATAGCGATGTAATAGGCCAGCCCGGCTGCAAGGCAGGGGTAAAAGCGGAAGGGAACTTCCATCGTATTGGTAAACGCATCCGCGTCGTCCATACGCGTTAACGCGTCATAAAAAAGAACGTCGGTACTGTTTTCGGGAATTGGCCAGATCTTGAGGTTGGGGCTAATCTGACGATCCAAAAAGAATTGAGATGGGCGACCCTCTGTCGTTTTCGTGGGGATGTTTAGATACTCTTCCCGACTAAGACGATCCAAGGAATAGTCGGTACTGTCGCGACGAACCACAACAGATAAGATGTCAATAACATCTGTCCCAATGGTGTACTCGCCGTCGCTTTCCGTAAGCGCCTGAGACCGTTGCGCGATTGTCCACGCGTTTAGGCCCCGGTTAGCCCACTCAGCCAACAAAAGGTTAAGCGAACGCTTTGCGGTCTTGAGATCGTACCCGGTACGAACTTCAAGACCACAACGCTCAAAAGCTTCTTCGATGTAGTCCGATACATCGAGTTCAAAGTCGGTGCTCCCGGAAACCGCCATCAGCTAGTTCACTTTCTCTTTTTGACCATGCCGCCGCCGCGCATTTTCTTAACCATGCCGCCGCCGCGCATTTTCTTGACCATGCCGCCGCCGCGCATTTTCTTGACTGGTCCGCCGCGACCCAACTTGACTCTTGGTTTCATCGCCATTTTAGTCTCCTATTAAACGCCGGTATAGGCGTTCTCGTCGTTGATAAAGCTCTAAAGCGTCTGTCTCCGCCGCGCATTCATCATAGTACCCCTTTTCCTTGAGCTTGTCTGCCGATTGTTGCAGTTTCGAAAGCCTCTGGATAAAAGTAAGGGCATATTCGTCTTCTACCAAAGGATGGAAAACTCCATCATTAAATTGTTCTGATGGATCGTCGGATGGATGGAAACCCATAACCCACATATCTCTATCAATAAAAAAACCTTCCGAAATAGCGTCGTTTAGATCACTTAGGTATTGGTGGTAATCCTCGGGTTCTTTTGTAAAGGCGGTTTCCACCAACAACACTAGATCGTACCGATCTACAAACTCTGAAATTATCTTGTAAAGAGTTTGGTATCCAGACTCGTGCTTAAACAAAACAAGAACTTTGTCGTCCTCCCAACCTCTTCGCGCATAGGGGCACGGAGGAAGGTTGTTAAAGACGGCAGAAGCCCCTTCAAGAGCGTGTTTAGACCATGCTCTTATTTCCATATAAATATCTTTTTCGCGCCCGACCAAAAAATCCATTAGGCGTACCGCGTCCTTTTACGGCGCTCGTCCATTACCGCCCCGCAACCTTTGTGAAAACGAAGATCCCCCGGAGATCCGCCCTTTCGCATACGTCTTACTTTTGCAGCCTTCGTATTGGAGACAACAGTTTTTCCCTTAGATCCGCCGCTCTTTTTTTTACGCGCTGTAGCAGCCCTCTCACTTTGGCTAAGACTTTGAGCTTTGCTGCGAGGAAGGCATCTGTCAGGGTTTTTTTTATCTTTTGATGTCCCGCACTCACCCACGATGTTACCGGAGCTATCAATTCGAACCCAATCTTCATCTAACCACTCCTTTAACTTTCCCATTTAACGACCCTTCCGCTTACCGCCTTTAGATTTTTTGGCGTAATTAGGATCTTTACAATACTTGGACGCCGCTAGGTTAGCGTAGGCCGAGGGGTATGTGTCAAAAGTTCGCTTTGCCCAAGCTTTGCCTTCAGGGCAAATTGTGCCGCCCTTTTTCTTACGTACCACGCCGCCCCTACGCATCCTTACGGGCTTACAGGCTCCGGCTCCCAGTTTAACGCGACTTGTCATGCTATAAACGCCAAAACGGCCCCCACAACAGCAATTAACAAGGCTGTAAGTTGAATAGTGATGCCGCCCAAAATCATCCAGACTTTTTTGTCTAGAGAGGCTACGTCTTTTTCAAGATGAGCTATGTGATTTGTTTCTAGCCGATTGAGAATAGCCTCAATCACAGTGACTTTTTTATCTATTTCTTGAAGGTTGGGCTCGGACATCGGATCACCAAGCCTTACAAGACCAATAACGGGCGCTAAACTTATCCTTGGCTGTATCGCAGGAATGGCGAGACCTAAAATTACTACGGCGTTTTGGTTGGTTTTTTTTGATGGACATATTTGGATCGCCAAATCGAACCAGTTTGATTTCGGTGCCCTTCTTAGCCAAAACAGCGCTTTTTTTTGATTTACCGGGAGTACGCTTGGGCTTGTTAAAACCCCCAAAAGTTTCTCCGCGATAGCTAATTCGACCCGAAGGCAGACGTTTAGCGTCTTTTGTTGTAGCCATAAATTAGTACCCTGAAGTTTGAGTGGCCCGGATGCACCCACCCGAGCCACTGGTTACTTCTAGCTAAACTGTTTCCGCATATACAAAATAACGGTGTACGTATCGGCGGAAGTGTGCCCAACGGTGGTAAACTTAATATCACCGTTTTTACCGCTTCCCGCGTTATTCGTAAGACCGCCAAAAACAGTGTAATCGTGATTTCCACTTTGGTTCTCACCAAGCTCTATGCAAAACGCGTCGGTCGATGCATCCCACAATATCTGAAGCTTCATGCCTATGCACTGCCACCAGATCCGCTCAATAATAACTCCCGTGCAAGTGTCACCATCTGCACTGTTATCCAAACCAGAAACATCTACCTTAGTAACAGCGTCTTCACCCGTACCGTCGGAAACATTAGTAAATTTCATCACCGCATATTTCGGACCGTCCGAAATTGTTTGAGATGTTACTGCGTCAGCCATCGTGACCTCCTTCTAAGAAGAGGAGTTTTCTCTCCCCACTTAAACTACGCGACCTGCACGTACTCAACAATGAACGTAAAAGAGCCCGCTGTGGTTGCGTCCACCGTGTTGGTGATGTTGCAGAAGATGGTCCGTTCTGCGGACGTATATTGGGCGGAAACTGGAGCAGTGGTTGCGCTCTGCGTCGTTGCTACCAATGTAGTAGTTGTCACGTTGCCGACAACGACAGTGGTTCCACCGTCAAGGATTTCATCCGTTACAGCCGCTACGATCTGTGCGCCAGAGGTAGACGTTCCAACCTCATAACCAATATCTCCCGTTCCGATAACTGGAGCGGTGACACAGAAAATCTTGATGTCAGTGATTATGGTGTTGGCGGGCTGGGTAAATTCGCCGATTGCGGGGCTGTCACCCGCTGTAGTGTTTACGGTAACGCCCGTGGCAAAACCAACGTGCTTGACGAACTTGTCTGTGACAATACCCGTAGAGGCAACATCAAAAACCGTAGTTTCCGCGCCCGTTCCGGCGGTTACGGTAATTACTTCAAACCCGTTTTCAGAACGAACGGGACCGTTAAAAGTTGTATTAGCCATTTCGAGCTCCTGTCGTGGCTAGTGTCGGCACATTATGCGCCGTCAGAAACAAATAGATCATAACCCAAAATAAAAGGGGCGGCAATAGCCGCCCCTCTCATTGTAACAACAAAGCTGGGCTTACGCAGCGCCAGCAGTACCGAAGACCGCACGCCAATCAGAGACGCCGAAGCTGTAACGCTCACGGGCCTTGAACCGCATGTTGCCGGTATCAAAGTCACCTTCCATCGCCGTCTTAATCGGAGAGCGATTGAAGTACTTGAAGCCGTTAGGTGCATCAGTTTTGATGAAGAACGCATCCGTATCGGTAAGGTAGTGATTGACCACCGCACCTTCCGGAAGCATGCCCATCGACTTTACGGCGTTCGTGTCGTTATCTGCCGTGCCCGAACGCAGGTTCGAGTTAATGACACGCTCGGCAGTAAACTGAAGCTCTTTCGGAATGAGAAGCTTCATGCCACGAACGGCGATCTTTAGACCGCGCTCGTCAGTAAGACCAGCAATGTCAATCAGCATTTGCTCAAGCGAGGTCTCATTGAGATCCGACGCCGTTGAAAGCTGGTTGCGCTGGTTACCTGACAGACTCGGGTGAGCCGACGAGCAAAGCGCTGCGCCGTCACCAATTGGGTTACCCGTGTCAAAAGCGTTATTAAGAACAGCAGCCGCTTTAATCTGCTTGGTCTGGGACATAGAACGAGCCAGAGCCTTGGTGTAGCGAGAGGCCAGACGATCATAAAGATTGTCTTCGACAGCTTCTTCCGTAATGGAGAAAGCTAGTGCGATGGTCTCATGCTGATACCGAGCAGTGTAGGTCTCCTGCGCGTCGTCAAAGTTGATGGAAGTTCCTTCACCCTTGACCGGCGCAGTGCCGAAGCCACCGAGCATAACTTCTTCTTCGAAGGCTCTGTCCGAGGACTCCTCTTCAAAGATGTCTGCATGCTCGTTCTCGTAACGATCATATTCCAACCCGAACAATGCATTCAGGCCGGGTTCTAGTTCTTTTGCAAGCTGTGCGCGAGAAATAGCCATTTATTTACCCTCCTAAATGCCAGTCGAGTCAGCGGTGGTTTGAGAATCAAACCGTCGCGTACCCGCATTGAAGTGAGCGTTCAAACGAACAATCAGCGGAATACCCGCAGCCGCGTAGTCATTATTGGCTTCGTCATCAACAATGCCAACAATTCGCAGTGGCAGAGTAGCCGTGGTTGCAATCGTAGAAACACCCAAAGCGCTGTTGGACGACCCTGTATTTGTACTACCCGTGCGGGCAGACGTACCGAGCGAAGCATTAGCGAAAACAGCCGCTAGCGCAGTTGCGCGATCTGTCAGGGTTGCATCAGAAGCAACTTTGAAAAGCTGGTTTGGGTTGTCAGCAACAAACGCTTTCACCGGGAAATTGGTGTCAACGCTTACGCTGCCCGAACCGGGCCAATAGTTGATAAAGACCGGCTTTTTTGAAACCGAGTCTTGATATTCAACGCCCATCAGGACACCAAGCGCTTGTGTAGTACCGCCGGACGTAGCTCCGGCCTGATCAATCACGCCCGCTGCAAGCGGAACGCAAATCGAATACTGAAAAATCGCATTGGTGTTGTTAGAGGCAATTTCGTACTGGGTTACACCAGTCGAGTTAGCGCCACTACCAACAAGCCCGATAGGACGAAGACCGTAGGCAGTTTCTTGGTTTGCCATAGTGGGATTCTCCTAAAGGAGCGGTCACGTTTTATTTCGTGAGCCGCCGAAGGTTACACGAGATTGACGATCAGGTTTGCTAATCGTCATCGAGGAATGTGCGTTCTCGCGCATCATATCAGAATCAACAGCTTGCATTTGATCAGCGTTGCGCTGGCGGAAATAATCGTTCCGTTCTGCAATTGTCTCAACTGGCATACGGGCAAGAAGCAAACCACCCACACCAAACACACCTTCATATTTACCCGATTCGACTACCGGAGCTTCAAAGTCCGGGTATTCATCCTGACGTACAAGTTCCCAGCCTTCACGGAGTTTGGCACTGATGTTCTTTCGATCATCAAAACCACGAGTCTCCGCTCGGATCCATCGATGCTTGTAACCGTCCGGGGCGGGCGGTGCGTCCAACATGGACGGAGGAGCCCACGGCTTACGCCTTTCCGTAGAACTCCGAGTCTGTTGCGTGCGGGACTTCCGCTTTTCTTGTGACGTATCAACTTCGTTGTTTTCAACATCTGACATAGCTTAATCCTTCACGTATTTCGCGTATTCTTCAATCGGCACACCCAGTTTTTTCGCTATTGCGACTTGGCTAGGGGTGAGTCTAACCTTTTTCCCACTACTGCGCCCAGAACTTCCGCGGGATACTGAAGCAACCGTCTGTGCGGGCCGTTTGCTTCCACCGTTAGATTTAAGTTTATGGGGAAACTCATTTCCCATACGCTTGTCTAACTCAGTATAGTAATCATCGCTTGTTGGGTCAAACCCATCTTGTTCCACTAATTTCTTGTGGATTCCGAAGGCGGCGTAAGTCATCGCCTCATCCTGACCAAACCAAGAGTTTCGCGAGGCCCATTGTTCGGCCTGCGGATCAGGGCGTTTTGGCGGCTGTTGCGGCTGTTGCGGCTGTTGCGGCTGTTGCGCCGCCATCTGCGCCTGCTGTTCCGCCTGCTGACGCACCCGATCCTGCTGCATCTTGGCCTGTTGGGCGCGGTCGTTTTCTAAAGCCAACGACGTAAGCTTGCGCTGCGACTCAATAACACCGTTCGTATCGCCAAGATCAATGGCGCGGGCCAGCTCTTGCTCGGCAGTTGCGACCTGCGTCTCAACTCGGCTGCTGTATTCATTGACGTAATTGTTGTCCAGAGCATCCATGCGCTGGCGAAGCTGCTCCGCTTCGCCCTGCACCTGACGAGCATAGTTAATCGCTTCTTCACGCTCGCGCTCGGCGGATCGCATTTTTTTAGTCAATCGATCAATACGCTTCTGAACCGCGCTTTCTGCCTTTTCAAAACGGTCGTCCGACTCGTCCAACTCTTCCGAATCGGCAGCCAGCGGGGCTTCTGGAGCTTCTTGCTCCTCTACCTCTACCTCTACCTCGATATCCGCGTCTTCCGGCGCGTCATCATTTTCAATCACATTTTCATCGGTCATTTTGCTCTCCTAGAAATGAAGAATATCTTCGGGCTCAAGGATCTTGGCCAGAATTTCGTCATCATTTAGAAGACGAACCTCACCACCGTCGATCCTGAACCGGGAACCCGCATAACGGGCAAACATTACCCAGTCTTTTTCCTCGCACCATGCTCCGGTGGAGAATTTTTCCGGGTCTTTGTACGCAAGGGGGCCAACCTTCAAGACGTAGCCGACCTGTGTGGAAACACTTTGTTCCTCAACGGCTTGGTCTGGGAGGATAACGCCGCCCTCTGTCTTGCCCTTACCCCGATAGGGAAGGATCAAAATACGCCAACCCGTGGGGGTCGGCAGGCGTTCTAGGAGGGGTTTCCCGATAGCTTCGGGGTCCAGTACCTTCTCTTTACGATTTTTGTAAATAGAAGAAAGACCTTTTACACCGGTTTTTGCGGCTTCAAGGTCCATTTTTTGGGCTTTAGTCAATACTTCGCTCCTGTTTGTCTAGCAGGCTCTTGAGTTCCTGTTCCACGTGATTAAGGGCCTCTAAGTTGCCCATGAGCTCACGATAATGCTCCATGTCCTTCACGTTGTTAAATTGAAGGATATCAAGGATATTTTCTCTCCGTTCCCGAATAATCCGAAAAGTCGCTTCCGCGAAGAAAATTTCGTCCATGAAGTTACCGCATCTCTTCTGATATGCTCACATGGTCTCCTAGCATGTCAGATACATCTTGTCACTAAGTATTTAGTTTTATTTAAGCGAGAGCTCTTATCCTGCTAACGAGACGCTCGGCTCGGTTCGTAACCTGCTTGTACCAGCGGCTGTCCACCATCTCGTCCGCTGCACGGTTCCAATTTCTCGCATCTACGCCCGCTTTCATGCTTTTAAATTTGGACAAGCGCGGACGGCCCATGTTGAACATCATGTTGGCTATGACCAATTGCGCTTCGTCAGGGAGTTTTGCAAAGTCCGGATACAAGATTTCACAGTCGTACAGCGTAGTTTGTACATCTTCTGTAAAGCATTGGTTTACACGTTCTTTGCTGACAGGCGTTCCCACAGGGTGGCCGTGCTCCAAATCAGAAGAGCGGACAAGATGGCCAAGACCAAACGTGGGAAGAGACAAATGATCCAGATAAATTTCATGTACAACACCTTCGTCCCTAGCCAACTCTTCACGGAGCTTTTTTACTAGTTCGGGAGACATTATTTACTTACCTGTTTGATCTTTTCTACGGTTCTGAGGCCCCCCAACCCGAGAATTCCCATCAAAACAGGCATCATCTCGCTCATGTCCAGCGTCGGCAACTCGATAAGATGACCTGTTTGCGCGAGAACAAATGAGGCAAGCGGAAATATGAGGAAATTAAGGCACATCGCAGCGCCGCACGTCCATCCGATCATAGGACGCCACCCGCTAACAAACACAGAACGATGCGCCGCTTCAGTTTTGTTTACGTCTAACTGGGCGAGGTCGATCTTTGCCAAGTGAAGTGTAAGCTGCGCCTCGATCTCGCGCTCGGCAGCGGCCCGCTTCTCTTTGTCTTCAGGTAAAAACCTCCCAGCCACCTCCATTACTGAGGGCAGGATCGCACCGATTAAACCAATCATGTTGCTTTCCTTTCGTTAGACACAGGCGGATGAACACCGTTATGAATCTTATGTATCCGCTCTGATTCAGATTTGAGATAAGAGATATCAGCCAGAATGCTCGCTACTTGCATGTGATCCCGGCGCAAGTTTTCAGGGCTGTTCAGTTTGGCAAGAATATCAAGTCGCTGCTTTACAACAGCCTCGCCGTTTTCCAAATAATCAATGCGTTGGTCGATATTCCGCAAGCGGGACTCAATGTCATTCAAGGTTTCCAGAATAACCTTAATCTGAATTTTACCAACGGCGGCGGCTCCCGCAACGCTAAAAAGAATGCCGCCAAGAGTTACAATCAGCCTTATGTCGATAGCGCCGTCCATAAGGCCCCCTTAGACTAAAATACGCCCTTGAAATACTGGGGACGAACAATAGAGCATTTACCGCCCCATAAAACTTTTGCCCGTGCGGGCCGCACCAGCGCCACGCATAGTCATTTTGCGAGGAGTGTCGCCCGCCATTGGAGCGGGTGCGGTTTTACCGTACGGAATACGGCCTTGACCCTTAATGTCGGCGTACTCGACCGCCTTGGGAGCCGGACCCGGCGTGTTTGTCACAATCTTTACGCGTGGTTTCATGGCCATAATAGTCTCCTAATGTTACTGGTCTCGTTTAAGAATTTCGCGCTGCATAGCGGAGTCGATACGGGCCGCCGCAACTTTTTCCTGACTTGCCAGCCGCTGCTGGAATTGCTGAGACCGCGTCTGCTGGTTCTGCGCGTCGAGATTGAGCTTGGCCATATCCACCTGCGCGTCTGACTGCTCGGCCTGTGCCTTGATCTGAAGCTCCTGCTGTTTAAGCTGAACCAGAGGATCAGGCTGATCGGACCCTGATACCTGACGACTAAGCTGCTGCACCTGTTGCATGCCCTGCGCCACGTACTGTGCAACCAAGGCTTCCATCTGAAGCATCTGCTCTTCATCCAAAGGCTGACCCTGTTGCGACTGAGACTGCTGAATAAACGCAACAATCGCCTGTTCCCGCGCACCAATTTGCACATGTTCCATGACGTGTTTCTGCAACGTCGTTGCAATCACAGGATTAGCCGCAACCATTGGACCGCTGGCAAACACCAAATGCGCCATGATGTGCGCCTGATGGTCCTGCCCCTCAAAGGCGTGAAGCTGCATCATGTCCAGCGCATCAATGTTTTCCTGCGCGGGATCCTTGGGCTCCGGCTCATCGACCGGAGTACGCTTCATAAGTCGGTCCGCATCTCGAACGCCCAGCGCGTCGTACATGTCCCGGAACACTTCGTTCATGTTGTGCAGTTCAGGAGCCGCAGAAGCTAGCTGTAGCTTGGTCTGGGCCAGCGCAATGCGCTGTGCCTGAGAAAATACATTCGGATCGGAAACCGGAATTACGTCCACGCGGTCGTCAAAGTCTTCCGACTTGACGCTCGAATCCGAGCCCTCAATGCTGTACGGGTACTCGTCCGGCAGGCTCTCCGACATCACCCGTGCCAGCATCCTGAACTCCAAGCGCATAGCGTAATGCAGACGCTTGTGAACTGCCGACATGACCCGCGAGCCCTGCTCCAGCAATGCAATGGTCGTACCGACCGGAGCCTGCTGGTTGCCGTCCCCAACTTTCATATCGGTGATGGTCGCAAAGCGACGACCCGCATCCACAACGAAACCGAGCAGGCTGAACAGCGTTTGGTCAGCGCCCTTAAACGGCAGCAGCATCAGGCTGTCACGAATAGCCCCTCCCGGTGCGTCAACATCCCTGAACTCACCCGGCTGAAGCGGATCGTCGTCGTCGCGAATCCGCAAACCACGAGCTTTGAAGCCCGCCGGAAGGTTTGACAGGGTTCCGGCGTCGATAAGCTGCCTCAGTGCTGCTGTGGCGGTCCGTGACAGCCCGCCAATCGTGTGAATAAGCCCCAAACCGTAAAATCCAAAGCCCGGAAGGAACTTATAATGGACAAAATACTGAATTTTCTTCTTTAGTTCGTCTTCTTCGCGGTAATTTCGGCGAACTGACAGAATTTGGCCATTATCAAGCGAGATTGTGACGATATAAGGCACCTTAATGCCCGTTTCCTCGCCATCTTCGTCAACTTCTTCGTACCCCTCAAGGTCCAAATCAGCATGACACTCCAAAAGGGTACAGTCGTAGTCAATTTGAGAGGGCGAAAACCCGTCAATGCGGTTAATTTCGTCCTGAACCCCGTTATTTTCGTCCTGTCCGGGGTGAACCGGGATGTCCAGATAAAAACCAGACACCTGACGCTTCCGCAAATCGTTCAACGACATGCGAATAACCTGTGTAATGTTGGGACAAGTCTCCAAATCAGCCGTTTCATACGGCACAATCAGGTTTTCAGCCGGTACAAACTTGCTTACCGCCCGATCCAACGTCTCGTCAAAGTAAACCTTTTTGAATGTACTACCCGCCAGAGGTAGATAGAACAGCATCTGGTCTAACTCTGGTGTGTATTCCTCCATCACATTCGTGATGTAGTAGTTCATAAAGTTACGAACGCGCTGCGACTGCTGGTTCTTGGCCGTGGTATCCGCGCCCATAACCACTGTACGCACCGGACCACCCGCGGGCAAAAGCTCGTTAAACGCCTGCGCCTGAAACTGGGTCGCAGCCTCGGCCAAAAGCGGATGTGTCACGCCCGACGCGCCACGGAACGGCTCACTGCGTTCCTCGTAATTAAATCCGAGAAGGTCCAGACCTTTGGAATACGCATCCTCCCAGTCCTGACGGCTGGCCCGGTTGGCGTCATACTCGCCCAAAAGCTCCCCGGCGATGCGACCAAGCTCGCGGTCCGGGATTTCCTCGGCCAAATTCACGTAAAAATCGTCGCTATCACCCCGCTGATCGTCCGGATCAAAGTCAACCATGACCGACCCGTCTTCTTCCAGCTCAATTTCAACGGAAGAGTCGCCTTCAAACGGAAGAACATTTTCTTCGTATTGAGAACCCGGAAGCTCTATTTCAATTTCCGCACGCAGATCCTCCTCATCCAACTGAGAAGGTACGTTGCGATCCATTAAACCGCCATTGGGCTCTGAAGCCATCAGGTTTCTCCTGCGTCAGTAATGCGCTCTTATATCATAAACTATTATGAACTTCAGGCAACTTTACATTATTGCCCATCTCAAGAATTTCGCCCAGCAAATGAGGAGCCGTGCAATACCCCCGATTAGGATCCATCATAATCACCGTGTATGTCTTTTTGCCCGCATAAAACAAATAAGGCACCCCCATATTGGAAATGCCCGAAAACAAAAAAACCTCCTCGTACTCTACCATCTGCTTCTCGACTTTTTCTAAGTTCGGCTCGCAAAACGTTTGAGCATAAGAGCCGTGGGCCGTGAAACACGGCACAAGAACCACAAGTAACGAGATGAATTTTTTTAACATCGGGGGCTCCTATCTACGTAACATTCTCCTCAGTCCACGGATCACGGAACTATATTCATTAGAAAGGAATTTTGACGCCCGCCCGGAAAGGACGTACCATTTTCGCAGCGCCGGTTTTCNGGTCAGGGTTCTCACGAACACCGAAAGGCGTCGCCTCAAGAGAGTACGACGCTTCCGGCGTCGAATACGTATAGCCAAGGTTATATACGGATCTACCACCCGGTGCATCACGACTGACTCCTTCTTGTCGTGGCGTCACATTCGCTGAGAATTTATGCTTACCAGAGGAGTAGTTTACATCATAACCGACGGGGACAACACCCCGGGGGCCAAAGCGGGCATCAGACGGATACCCAAAGGGCTTATACTCGTCTGGAAACAAGCGTTTAGTGCGATCATACGTACCCGTCACGCCGCCACTAAGCCGGTCGTTTCCAGAAAATCCGGGGAAACCAACCTCCGCGCCTAAACGAGCGATGCCACCCATGTTCCGGTCACGGATCTTTACCGTATCTTCAAAAAACGGCACGCGCCGGTTGCTTTCGCTAATCCCAAAACGAGCATCAAACTGGGGGCGAAGGTAAACGTCGTCCGAAAGCTCCAATGCGACCGGCGGGGCCTGTTCTTGCGTAGCGTCTTTGAGTTCCATGTTAAGATTTACCGAGCGCTGCGATGCCTTTTGCTCCGCGACGGCCAAACGATCAAAAACAGGAAGCGGCTCGCCCGTTACAATATCTACCGGGCCTATCTGGTCAAGGAGACGAATAACCTCCTCTTCAGAAAGAATACTACCGTCCACATCCACCGTAGGGACGTTAACCCAACCCTCACCATACGGAACGGTGATAGTCTTTTCCGAGTACATGTCGTCCCCGGACTGCCA